CTTTGCAGGATGGTCGTGGTCGCGGTCGCGGTCGCGGTCGGGGTCGTGGTCGCGGTCGTGGTCGCGGTCGCGGTCGTGGTCGCGGTCGGGGTCGTGGTCGTGGTCGCGGTCGTGGTCGGGGTGGTCGCGGTCGTGGTCGCGGTCGGGGTCGTGGTCGTGGTCGCCATGAACGCCTGCGTCAAAACCGGCGCCATTGTCCACATGCTCGCACATGACCTGGTATTCCATGCCGATCTGTATTTGGTCGGCGGCGCCATGGTCGTTCGCGCCAACGGCCCACTCAAGCGCGACAGCAACTGCTGGCCATCGACGGCCGCGTTCTGCCAGGACCACAAGCCCACCTACGAATTGCACGACCGGCCGTCGGCCGGTTTCTGGCGCGAGGACCTAGGCATCTTCGTGGTTCCCGCCGATCAACTCAAGGAGTTACCATGACCACCGCCGACCAGTACCACGCCGATCCTGCGCCCACAGCGTCGCTCTCATCGAGCATCGCGAACATCCTGCTCACCGAGTCGCCAAAGCACGCATGGCTCGCGCATCCACGGCTGAATCCCAAATACGTGCGCGAGACCGATTCGCGCTTCGACCTGGGGTCCGCCGCGCACATGATGCTGCTGGAACGGCGCTCAGATGCGATCGTGCGCGTCGCGGCGGACGATTGGCGCACGAAAGCCGCAAAAGAAGCGCGCGACGCCGCGCAGGCCGAAGGCAAATACGCCGTACTTGAGCGCCAGTATGATGACATCGTGGCGATGTGCACGGTGGCCCGCGAGTTCGTCGCTGCAAGTGAGTTGGGCGACATCCTTGTCACGGGCGAACCCGAGCAGACCCTCATCTGGCAGGAGGGCGTGACGCACTTTCGCTGCCGCCCGGACATGCTGTCCCAGGACCGGCGCGTCGTGCTCGACTATAAGTCGACGGGCAGCGCATCGCCCGAAGCGTTCTCGAAGCAGATCGGCCGCATGAACTACGATCTGCAGGCGGAGTTCTATGTGCGTGGCATCGAGGCGGCGACAGGTATCGCGCCCGTATTCGTGTTCTTGGCGCAGGAAATCACGCCGCCCTACGCGTGCTCCCTGACGTCGCTGTCGAATGCCTACCGCGCCATCGGCCAAGCGAAGGTTCAGCACGCTCGGTCGATCTGGGAGCGCTGCATGCGCGATAACGACTGGCCGGCGTACGACAATCAGATCCACTACGTCGAGCCGCCGCCATGGCAGTTGAACGAATTAGAGCGGGATTTACTGTGAGCCGGCGCACTCATTTCGTGTGCACTGTCGACGGATGTGGACTGCCGCATGACGCGAAGGGCCTTTGCCACTCTCATTACAAACGATGGAAACTTCACGGCGATCCATTGGTGGTAAAAGCTGTTCCGCGTGGCAGCGCCCGCATAGACAAGCGTTCCGGGTATCGGATTTTTAACAAGACTCCTGAGCATAGGCAGGTAGCAGAAAAGGCTCTGGGCCACCCTTTGCCTCCTGGCGCGATCATTCACCACGCTGATGAAGACAGGAAAAATAATGATCCCAGCAACTTGGTAGTTTGCCCGGACAACAAATATCACCGCCTGATACATCAGAGGCTAAATTCTTTCAAAGCAAGTGGACACTACGACTGGAGGAAATGCCCATATTGCAAGCGCTACGATGATCCTGAAAACATGAAGAAAGAAAGGACGGGGTACGAACCTCGCTTCGTTCACGCGCTGTGTAGAAACTTGCTACAAAAAACCATGCGGAACACACGCCATGTTTCAGTTTAAAAGAGCTGTCAGAGAGAATGTAGGTTTACTAATTGGTTTGTGCGGTGGCACTGGCGCTGGCAAGACGTTTTCCGCTATGCGCTTAGCCTCTGGTATCGCCGCAGAAAAACCGTTTGCCGTGATCGACACAGAGGCCGGTAGAGCAAAGCATTATTCTGATCAATTTTTGTTTGATCACGGTGACTTAAAGCCGCCGTTCTCCCCGCAGGCATACGCCGAAGCGATACTCGCGGCTGACGAGGCGAAATATCCTGTGATAGTGGTTGACTCAACTTCTCTAGAATGGAGCGGCGAAGGTGGAGTGCTCGAGATGCACGAGGCCGAACTCGACCGCATGGCGGGGGACGACTGGAAGAAGCGCGAGGCCTGCAAAATGGCGGCGTGGATCAAGCCCAAGACGCAGCACAAGAGGATGGTGCAACGATTGCTGCAGGTGCGTGCCCATTTGATCCTGTGCTTTCGCGCCGAAGAGAAGGTGGAAATGGTGCGCGACGAGGAAACTAAAAAGATGGTAATCGTGCCAAAGAAGTCGCTCACCGGCATCAACGGCTGGATCCCGGTCTGCGAGAAGAGCCTACCCTTCGAATTGACAGCATCGTTCTTGCTCACCGCCGACGCACCCGGCATGCCGAAGCCCATCAAACTGCAAGAGCAGCATCGTGTGATGTTCCCGCTCGATAAGCCGATCAACGAGGAGTCCGGCAAGCGAGTCGCGCAGTGGGCGTCCGGCGTGAAGGCGTCACCGATCAGCGACGCCGCCCTCGACACTCTGTGCATGACGATGGACGTCAAGGAGACCAAAGCGCTCGAAACCGCGTTCGGTAAGGCCTACCGCCAGGCCAAGGCCGCTCAAGACGAGCGAGCTATGAAGAAGCTCGAGGCGGTGTACAAAGGCCAGAAGGAAGCGATTGCGCTCGGCGATGCATGACCAGATCAGGACGGGGAATAGAAGGAAATGCAAATGGTTAACCGTTACAAAATCCCGATGCTCGACGATCCGTTTGACCTTCCTCTCGGCATTCGCAAAGTCGGGACTGAGGTGGTACTGGCATCCGATTACGACAAACTTGAGCGGGCAGTGAGTTTGTTCGTCAAGCAATGGAATGCTTGCGGGCCTAACGGCGATTTCGGACGATATTTTCAGAACGTCAAAGATGCTGTTGATGCGGCGATCGGCTCCGTTTCGATAAAAGAAGCGAATGCAACCGTTAGCGATTGATTTGTTCTGCGGTCTTGGCGGATGGACTGAGGGCCTTTTGGCCGAGGGGTACTACGTGGTCGGATTCGATAACACACAGCACGTCTACGGGGAGCATCGCTATCCCGCGCAGCTTGTCATTCAGGACGTGCTGACGCTTCATGGTAGCCAGTTCAAAGATGCCGCCCTGATCGTGGCCTCGCCGCCCTGCCAGGCCTACAGCTACCGCGCTATGCCATGGAAGCGGGCCAAGGCGCTCCCGCCGCCGGATAACTCGCTGTTCGAGGCATGCTTTCGGATTCAGCGGGAGGCTATTGAGGCGGCGGGGCATTTCATCCCGCTTGTGGTGGAGAACGTCCGCGGAGCAATCCCCTGGGTGGGCCGCTCGAGGTGGAACTATGGAAGTTTTCACCTGTGGGGCGATGTGCCAGCGCTCATGCCAATGACAAAGCAGGTCACGAAGAACGATGGTGGCTCGGGGTTCGCGGTATCCCACAATAACGTCCCGTACTCCCGAGGCGATGCGATCAAAGTCACTGGCCACCTGAACAAGCGAAACGGCCACCGTAGTACCGCGCATCTAACGAATCCCGTCGAGCACATCAAATGCGGCGGTGACTGGTTTGGACCTGGTGAGAACTCCAGCGCCATGCGCCACCAGAGCTCCCGCTCACCAAAGCGAAAGATGGCATCGGCCATGATCGCGAAGATACCTGAGCCGCTGGCTCGCCACATCGCACGTGTCTATTACCCGGATGCGTTCGCTCATGCAAAGGAATTTGACCAATGATGTGGACCGGATGCGCCTTGCAGTAAGTGCCCGAGATTACGCCAACGACATGATCGACAGGGAGCGTGCCCGCGTGCAGGCGCTCGCCGCCGAGCTTGCCGAAGTGAAAGCCGACCGCAAGCTATCCGAGGATGCGCGGCAGATCGAAGCGAAGCAGATTCGAGAGGCATGGGCTCGCATTCGTGCGTTGGAGGCGGCGCTGGGCGAATACGGGAGCCACACTCGAAGCTGCCAGAAGATGGCATTCGCATGGACCAGTGATTGCGACTGCGGATTCCAAGAAGTTAAGGATTTACTCAAGAACACGTCCCCCAGTGGAGCAATCCGCCCACAATCGGAAACGGAAGATGGGTATAAGCCAGAAGCTGTTGAGCGAATCTTGGCAGCAAAAAACGCGCCACGCGATCCCAGCGCGCCGACTGACCCCAAGGAGTTCTTGAAGTGGCTGCATGGTGACTCACAGTCCGAACCGCGGGGTGAGTGTTCCGGCTGCAACGGGCGCGGTGAAGTGGCGGGGCATGATCCCGATGGGTCGTGGGATACGCGCGAGTGTCCGCACTGCAAGGGGTCGGGGAAGGAAACGGATGGGTTATGAGTGACTACAGGCACCGATTGGTATGAAGGACCATCAGCGGGACGCGCATTCCGCATCGAAAACCAAAGGAGATGTTTAGAGGAAACCGACCTGATCGATTTCCCAAGCCTGCGGCGTCACGCCCTGTTGTTGCACGATGAATTTATAGATCCACCCTGACACGCTGTAATCCGCCAACGGAATCGTATATACGTTCCACTGGCCAGCGGCCATCGTCGCAGGACCGTACTTGGCTTGCGAGATGTTCAGCATGGCGCCGAAAGGAATATCGTCCGCGGTACCTTGCGCTTGGAAGAATTGCATCTGCGCAAGTGCACCCGCGACGCTCGGCTTGATCGCAATCGTGAAATGCGTGAAGCCGCTCAGATTGAAGTTCACGCCATTGGAAGCGGGACCGGCCGAATTGGTTTTGGGGTACGGTAGCCAATACTCGAACGCTTGAGTGCCCGGCATGCCAATGACCGGCCCCGAGCCGCTGACCCCTGCGCCAGCCTGCGCGTAGTTGAACGGAACCGAATTCCAGTCGCCCTGCCACGAAAACTTGCCGCTCATATACACCGGCGACTTGATGGCGTTCGAAGTGACAGGCGGTGTGGGCGGAGTCACGACAACGGCGGGCCCCTGGAGTGTGACCGGCTTGCCGGCGTTCAGGAGGGCGAGGTCGGCAGCGGAAATCGAAATGGTCATGGGCGTGAGCCTCTACGGCGCGAGTGAAGCCACCGTAATGCCGATGGTCGGCTGATACTTAGGCGGTGGGGGCAGGCGGGCGAGAATCCGCTCGAGCAGGTGGATTTCCCGCTCGAGCAGCCGCTCGATGCGCCATTGGGTGCGCCGGTCCTCCGGCCACCCTTGATTGGCTACGACGGCGTCGTCGATCAGGTTCATCAGACTTTGCGCAGGCTCGCAGCCGCAGCAACCGCGGCGGTGACCGGCGTCACGCTGATGGCAGTCGTCGGCAGGAACGCAGGCGGCGTACCGGCTTCCGTGAAGGCCTGGCTGATGGGCGCACCCAGGGTCGCACCATTGATGTCGAGGTCGGTGGCAACGACTGTGCCGGCGCCGACATTGACGCTGGTCGAGAAGGCCCAGGCGGTCGGGGTTTCGACGCCGGTCAGAAGCACCGCCGCCTGCGCAACGCCGCTCGAATCGGTGACAACGACGCTGGTCGAGGCGAAGGCCGCAGCGGTCGGAGTGGGAGTACTCGCGCCTTTGGTGATGGCGACGGTAACGGGGATCAAAGTGGCTGACATGGAAAGCTCCAAAAAAGGGTGGATTCGATCAGATCGAAGTAAACGCCTGATTTATGACAAATACAATCAGAAGTTGCCGCTACTTGCCGGCAGCGGCAGCGGTGGCTATTGCCGAGGCGAACACAGCCCGGTCCAGGCCGTATTTGTTAAAAATCGCGGTGATCGTCGCCGCCGGCACGATGCCATTGGTGCCCTGCGCCGCCGTGATCGCGTTCACGATTTCGGGCGCGGCTTGCAGCAGTCCCATCAGCAATTCCAATACTTGGGCTACGGGCATTACGGCGTACTCACGGGTGCAAGGCAGGTATCGATCGAGGCTTTCGCCTGGGCCGCGCTCAGGCAGGCCTGGACGGTCGTTAAGGTCGCGGTGGCCGCCACGATCTGGCTGGTGGCGCTCGCCGTGTTGCCGCCCGCGTAGGCGGTATTGGCTAGACTCAGGGCCGTGTTGACCCCATCGGTGATGGTCAGCACCTTCTTTGCCTGCGCGCTCGTGATGGCGCCTGAGTTCAGGGTAGCGGTGGCCGCCAGCACAATGGCGTCGTCGGCCGCCTCGGCGGTGCTCAGCAGCTGGCTAAAGGTGGGTGCGCCGCTCGTACTCGCGCAGCTGCCAATCCAGCCGCTGGCGACGAGCACAATACCAATGCGGCAGATCGTGATTTTTTTCATGGTCATTTTCATTTCCCCCACGGCTTGCCGGGTATTGGGATGGAAGCGGGCGCGGCGGCCTGCACAGGCGCCGGCTCCGGCTCCGGTGCAATCGAGACGGACCGCTGCACATCGGCGGCAGCGACGGCCGCGATCGTCGCCGGATGGGCTTCGGCGCTGCCCTTGGTGAGCGTAAGGGGCTGCAGCTTTGACACAGCGCGATAAGCGATACCGATGATCGGCGCGAGAAAGGCAATGGTGCCGAACACGGCCGTCACGGTCGCCTGGATCTTATCGAGACTCGTCAGGCCAAAGGTCGAGGCGATCTTCGGGAAGATGGCGACCAAGGCGGAGACCGCGGTGACAACCTGGGCGATCTGGACGGACGAGGTGTACCAAGGAGCCGCCGCGCCAGGCAACGTGATGGGGTCGGTAATGGGTGTCGGTACGCTCATGTTTTCATCTCTTTGTCATGCTCGCTCTTCACACCTTTGGCAAAACTCGCCTCGCGCACCTCTTGAATGAAGGCTTCCATTTTGCCATCGGTGGCCTCTTGCACCCGGACGATCTTACGCGAATTGCGCAGCGAGACAAGCACACCGCCGATCGACGTGATCAGGGTCGCAAGCGCGGTGATGAACACGGCCAATCCCGCGAGATTGCTCATGGCAGCAGCGCGGCCTCTGCCTGCCGGCGCAGCCGTAGCCCCGGAATGACGACGCCGTTGCTATGGTCCCACTTGAGGATTTCGACTTTCGCGGCCGGCCAATTATCCGCGTTCACGAGCGTACAGAGAGTGCTCGTCCGGTAATTTCCGGAGCCTAAGTTGAAGACGAAATCGGTGAGCGCCGCGAGGGCGCCCGGATCGATGATCGCCGGGGAATAGCGCAGCAGGAGCGCCTGCGCTTCGGCAATATCATGCACGCGCGCCTCGTCGGCCTGCACTTGAGTCCAGATGAGCCCCGCATATACCTCTTTGCCTGTGTGGCCCCAGCCAATAGTCCAGACGCCCGCGCCGTCCTGATAGGCGGTGAGGCGACAACCTTCGAATTGACGGACGAGGTCGGTGGCGTTCATTTAGACGGGCAAATTTCGGGACGGATAGCTGTAATCACGCTCGTCGTAACCTTCGCGCATGACTTTGACACTTGCTTCATCCCAATAACAGTTCTGACTCTGGTTAGTGATAACTCGTAGGTTGAACTGCGTCACCCCGGCCGGCAGGTAGCCGCCGATCTTGAGCAGCCGCGCACCTCCGCCAGGGTGCTGAACAACAGTAGAAAACAGCGCGCCCCCGTTATAGAAAGCGGTGATGGCCGCATTGCCAGGAGCAAGCGAATAGCCCACCACAGAGATTTCGAACCAGCAATCTTGTGCGTAGGAAAGGCCGCCCGTGATGAGTACACCGTCGCCGCTCGCGCTCGCGGCCGAACCGCCCGCGAGCGCGAGCGCGCCCGGGCTGAATAGAGCGGCGCCCGCCGTGGTAAAGTATGTTGCAGATGCACCCGTTGGAAGCGTGTATTGCCAGCTCGTGCCCGATCCGGTCGATGCGTCCCACGAGGGGTTGGCGAGCAATTCAATCGAGGTTTGCATGTTGCCGTTGTTGATGACGTTTTGACCGTTAGCCAAATAGCCTGACATCGTCTTGTAACCCGTAAATCCGTAGACACCGGGCAACTGCCCGAAGCCATCAATATCGACGGTCGCGGTACACCCATTGTCAAAGAAGCAGCCGTTGTGCTGCGTACGCTGCGAGATGTACCAACCGACCGCGATGCTCGCAAGGGTCACGCCATTATTGGGCAGCGTCGCCAGTGTCACCGTTTGGCTCGATTCCGCGGTGACCATCGCGTATCCCTGAAACACCATGGAGGCATTATAGAGCGCCACTTTTGGATAATCGGCGAGCGTTCCATCAACCCAATTCGCGGTCGCAAAGTTAGGGTTCGAGGCTACCGTGATCGCGCACAGTTGACGATCATCGTAGGCCTTCGCGCGCACGCGAATCCCAATAGACCCGGCAGCGAAGTAAATCCCGTTCGTATAGCTTGAGGCCATTGCCTGCGAGCCGACCAAACGTCCGTTGTTGTAATAACGTCCGCCGTCGACCGTGACGTTGTACACCGGCACATAGGCGGCGAGCCCCGAACTCCAATTGTTATAGGCTTCGCAATCGACGTACTCGATATCGTAGGGCGACTCCGAGTTGCCGGGCGTCCCAGGCGAGGTGTTGTCCGCCGCGAGCGTGAAGCCGCCGTCGCCGTTCATCCAGGAGAGGCAGCCGATGAACTTCACAGCGTAGCTACCCTGGTTCACGTTCATGCCATCGCGCCCGTTCTGTAGGGCCTCGCAGTTGACGAACCCGATGTGGTGCGAGCGGAAGCGCATGGCGAAACCGAACGCGGCAAACGTATTGGTCGCGAGCGTCTGCTGGAATCCGTACCCGTTGTAATTGAAGGTGCAGTTCGTGAACTTCAGGTAGCTCGAGGTGACGAACTGCGCGCCCAGATTGCAGTTCGAATCAAAGTGGCAGTTGACGAACCGGCCTTTGGACACGGAGGACAGCTGCAGCCCGACGAGCGGACTTGCGGTCAGGCTCACGCTGTCGAGCAGCACGTCACTGCCCGAAAGGCTCAAGAGTTGTCCGGTTGGCTGGGCGGAGAAGGCGAACTGGTTGCCGTTGATCGTGAGCTCGTAGCATCGAAAGCCTGTACCCGTGACACTCACGTGGCTGCTGGAAGACCATGAGTTTGCCTTCACCAAGATCGTGGACCACATGGTCCAAGTAAAATTGGCAACTGTGATCGCATTGAGGGGCGAACACAGGAAGGTGAGAAACGACGGCCAGAAGGACGTGGGATTGGTACTCGCGTTCACCACAGCGACCCACCGATTCAGGGCCGCCGTGTCGTCGGTCACTCCATCCCCGATCGCGCCATAGCGGCGAGGATCCAGGAAATCTGAATTGATGGCGTAATTGCTCGGCGTGACGCTGGCCGCTATTTCCGCTGCGGTCCGTGGATAGATGACAGGACCTATACCCGCCTGAGTCAGTAGTTCGTTGAGGAGCGCAACGGTCGAGGGTGTGAGAATTTGCCAGGCCGTGCCGTTGTACATGAGCTCGATCGGCTGCGCCTGAATCTCAGTCCCAGTGAGTGCAGCACCCAACGGATTGACGATCGACACTGCGCCCGTGCCGGCGAAATTAAGTGTCGAGGGCCCCGTACTCGGATGCGTTGGGATGAATCTGACAGGAATCCCCGCCACCAGCGTTGGGGCCACTGCCGGTTGCGGCTGCAATGTTGCGAGTGCCACCACATACGCATTGGCAGCGCCGGAGTCGACACCAAAGAACGCGGCCTTCGAATAGAGTTCTGTGGAATTCGTATTGAACGCATTCCAGGGCACCTGGCCGCGCGCACCCGTGCCATCGCCCGTAACGGTTCCTACGAAGACAACCTGCTGGGTCATGGGACGGGCTTCGGCACGTTGGGCTGATTGATGACGGTAAATCCTGAGACGGTGATCGTCACTTGTGTTTGCTGCGTAAACTGCGTGCCCGCCGCGATCGACTGCGAAATCACGTATTGCGGCAACACGGTCGAGGACAGCACCCAGGTGGGCGGTGCAATCAAAAATCCCGCCTGCAACAAGATCAGCTGCGCATCGTAGTAGAAGCGTCCCACCACATTCGGCACCGTGATGGTCGTCGGAGTAGGTGCAGGTCCCAGCGAAATGACGAGGGGAACGTACGATCCGGGAACGGCTGATAGCAGCAGAGGCACATAGCCCGTGATCACAAATCCTTCTGGTACCAGCGCGTCATAGACGTAGGTGAGCTGTCCCACATTGGCGCCCGCAGTCGCAAAGGCGGTAACGGCGGCAGCAAGAGTGGTCGGCTCGTAGCCGTCGGCGGTCCAACCGTAGAAGCCGTCAGCGGTCCACTGATTAAATCCGTCAGCGGTCCATTCAGGGTTCGTGTTAAGGGGAGCGGCGGGCATCCTATGACATCCTCGCCCAGAACATCGTGCCGCCATTGTTCATGGCGATCAGGAAGGCGTTAGTGTTGGCCGCAACGGTCGTGGTGAGTGTCAGCGTGCCGTTGTAGTTGATGTTCTGCGCGGCCGATGAGACCACGACCGCATTGGCTTGGGGGTTTGCGATGCGAACCTCCCAGCCCACCATATTGGTGTTCAGCGCCGGCAGCGTCAGCGTCCCGCCCGCGGCGGTCGTGAAGGCCATGTTGTTGCCGTTGCCCACGGCGATGGTAGCGCCCGTTGCGATGGATCCCGTGTTAAGAGCTATCGGGAAATTCCACACCAGTGTGTTGAAAAAGTTCCCGCTTGCGGTGAGGTCGGGCCCCTGGCCGCGGATCGACAGTTGCCCAAAGCCGGAGACGCCGTTCGAGGTAAAACCAATGCCCTGGTAATTGGCATTGAAGATCGTCGGCGCCGCGCCATACATCTGCACGCGCTGGGCAGTCGAGTCGAAGTCGCACACCACACCAACGTTCTGCAGGTTGATGCGGATGCCCTGCTGACCAAATAGACCACGGATGCAAATGTCAGCGGCTGATATCGCCGAATGGGTGATTCCGGTCTCCAAGTCGAAGCCGTTCAAGCCCTGCAGGACGATGTGGGCCGTGCCACCGTTCTCAAGATCGCTCGCGCCCTTGACCGAACAGTACGTGATGACCGACCCGGCGTCCGCCGTGCCCGCCTCGAAGACTGGCCAGCCATGATGGGTGATGTTGACCGCCGTGCTGCCGGTGGCAACGAGCGCGACCGAGCCCGATGCACCGCCAATGGAGTTGGCTACCGTGATCGAGCCCGCACCGGAGGCGCCCGACACGGAGAGCACGAAATAGATTTGCGTCGCTACAAAACCATTCACGCTCGCCGAGAAGATCACCGGCATCCCGACCCCGTACTGCGTCAGATCTGTTACGCCGATCGTGCTCGAGGAAGCGCTCATCGTCGCGGCTTGGGTATTCGTCATCGTCGCACCGGAGCCGCCCAAGTCGAAGACCGAGAGATTATTCTGGTTCGAGCTTGCGCGCGCCGACAATTGCAATACGCGGCCCGAGCCTTGCGCCGTATTATCGCCGCCGGTGATCTTCGAGAAATGGGAGTTGCCCATATTCCACAAGGTTGTGCCGGACGCGGTGACCATCATCCCGTGAGCATTGAAGTAGTAACTGATCCGCTCGAACGAGCACTGCGCGATGTTCTCCATCCACATGCCCCAGGCGGTACAGTTTTGGATGAACAGGTTGTGGAAGTAACCGTACTCGCAGCCGCCCTGGTACAGCGCACCACACTTGATGCCGTAGCTGCCGTTGGAGAGCCCCATGTTGGATACTTCTGGGCAATTGATCCACGAGTTAAGGAGTTGCGCCTGGGTCGTGTACGGAACGCCTAAATCGGTGGAATTGGCGGCGAACAGCGGGAAGGTGCCATTGCCTTGGATGATCGTTCCGCCGGTGAGCACCGGCGAGCCAGAATTAGACAGGTTATAGCCGCAGCCGTTGTAGGTCACGCCACTCAAGAGCGGTAGCGATTGCGTGAGCGTGAGCGTCCCCGGAGGAAGCTGCACGATCGCACCGCCCACGACAGATGCGGCTTGAGCTGCGGCAATCACCGCCGCGGTCGTCATGGAGGTCGGGATGAAAAATATCTGCGAAAGCGCGTCATCGAACATGATTGGCGATGACTGCCAGGTGAGACCATTCGAGTACTGCACGCCCAGATCGCTCGTCGCCGCAGGCGTGCCGATGGGGTACGCGGAAGCAGCCGGCAGGTTCGCGGAAGAATACGAGCCCTGCAGGGGCATCGGGTACGCGAGACTTTGGGCGAGAGTCATTTACTGACCTAACTCATATCCACGCCGAAAACATACACGTCCGCCGTGCAGGCGGCGGTGGATCCGGTGGTGAGCGAGAGGATCAAGTTTGTGGTTCCAAGCGTCGCCGTGAGGGCAATGACCGCGGGCACAATGACGCCGGACGCCAAGGAGACCCACGATTGAGCGACCGCCACCCAGGCATTGCCGCCCTTGGAGGCCGCATCGTAGATGCCGCCCGCGCACGCGACGGAGGCGCCGCCAGATCGTTGGCGCGCGAAAATACCCGTGACCGTATACGCCGAACCGCCATACACCTTCGTGAGCGGCTGATCGGTCGTCAACTGGAAATTGAGCGCGCTGCCCTTAAAGAGCAGTTGATTGGCGTTGCCAGCGGCAAATCCTGGGTTGAATACGGGCATGGCCTATAACCCGGTCGAGCCCATGCTGATATCGGAGACTCCGGCGGTACCGTTGGCCGTGATCCAGAAGCCGCGCACGCGGGCGGTCGAGACCGGATTCGGGAATTCGAACGTCGCGCCGGCCGCCAGCACATAGGTAAAGTTGGTTGCACTCGCGACGCCCGCGCCGGACGGGTCGACCAGCAAATAGAGCTTCGAGGTCGAGTCATTGCTCACGATCAGCATCACCCGATTCGCATTGACCCCGGTAATCGCTGTATCCGCTGCCGCAGAGACCACATTCGTGGGCGCGCTCGGATAGGTAGCCACTGCATTGTTGGCGGCGAACTGATTGCGCCCGGTATCTCCCAAGATATTGGCATTGATTTGCAACCCTGAGGAGACCCCGCCATTCGAGATGAGCAGGAACGTGAGAGGGAGAATGTTACTGGCCGGTCCCAGCGCGCCTGACGTGAATTGCGAGACGACGTTCGCTTCCGGGTAGACGCCGTCCAAGGACGCAAATCCGTATTCGCCGCGAAATCTCATCCAGTAGCGATGCGGCGAATAGTCTTGGCCGATCTGCATCGCGGAGACGCCGCCGTTGACCCCGTAGGTCATATCCGCCAATTGAGTACGTACGCCGGCGGCGAACGTGACCACGGAGAGCTGGCCGGCCAAGGACATCTCGAAGAAAAATCCATTGGTGGCGGGCGCCGCAATCGTCGGCGTTCCGGGCGTGGTGCCGAATCCGAACAGGGCGTAGTTGTTGGCGGGGAATCCCGCGGCGATCGCGGCATTGCCCACATTCACCGTATTCAGCATTTCCAAAAACGCGGGGCTTCTGGGGAAGAAGGTGCGCCGAGTCTGAAAGAGCGAATAGCCGTTCGCCGTCACGCCACTCACGAGGTTCATCTGGCCCGCCGTCCACGCGGGCGCGGTGCCCCCGCCGCCGGAGGTCGAGAGCCACCGGTTGACGATATCGGGGGTTGTGCTGAAGTCCTCGTACCACTGAACCAACGCGTCTTGTGTGATGCGCAGCCGCCCCAGCGGGTCCTGCGTCGATTGAGTGGGCGACACGTAAGGCATGGTTATTTGTCCGTCTTGGGCGGCCCTAGGCGCCGTTTCGTGCCCACAGGAATGGGCATGCCAAAGATCTGTGCATAGTCAGGCGCCGGGCCGTTGGTGGAGGCATAGCCGCCGCTCGGCTTGCAGATCGGGGAGCTGGACGGCCGGTACTGGTGCTCGCCATGTTGCTGCACCTCGAGCGGGCGCACGTCAGCGCCATTGTTGCCGAGCGAACTCACGCGCTCCTGCGCGCGAATATCGAACGTGCCGGTGCCCAACGGACTGTCGTGCTTTTCGAGTTCGCCGAACTTGTGCTGCATGCGCACACCGCGGCGGAAGAAATCGTCCTTCATGTCGCTCTCCTCACAGATCATCGGGATTGAAATGATCGTCCTTATCCACAATCGCGTGGCGCACCTTCTCCCACTGGATCGCGGTCATGATCGCCTTGCGGCGCCGCTCGATCCGCAGCTCGTCCGCATTTTCATCGCCGCTGTCTTTCAGCAGCTCCTTGATCGCCTTGTCCAGGGTCGGATTCGGTGACTCAGTGCTCATTTTGAGATACCCGCGCTGTCATTATGTCCCATATACCCCTTTTTGGACGAATTTGCGCCTACCGTAGCGCCACACCTCAGGAGATCGCCCATGTTGACCAAAACCCTCTTGTCCACTGGCATTGTCATTGTGCTGCTCATCGGCCTGGACGTCGCGAATGGCTGGCTGCAGGACTTCGTGGGCGTGCTGCGCTACATCCTGGGCGGCTGAGATGCACATCCCGTTGCTCTCGTTCCTCATCTTTTGCGCCCTGTGCTGGGCCTTCAACGCGGCCAATCACTGACCGATGCCCGCTTGATCGGCGCCTGGAAGCTGGCCGGGTATCGCGGCAGCGGCCCCTTGCGCTGCTCCGGCCGCCAAGCCGGCGCCACGCTTTCCGCCACCCAGCAAAAAGACCTGCAGGCCCTTGAGGCCTGCCTGGCTGTACAGAAATGGCACACTACCCATGGCGCCGAGCACTAGCGGGTTCTGCATGATAGCCGCTGCGCCGCCGGTGGCTACATCCATGGCACCCAGCCGTCCCGCCGTTCCCGAGTCAGGCTCGCGATTACCGAGCACCGCCTCACCCGCCTCACCCAATTTTTGCTGGCGCGCCGTGCCTTTGGCGAAGGCGCTGTGATCCTTGGAGGCATCTTGCGCGCGCACCGCACCCATGTACTGACTCGCCGTGGGGATACCCTCTTTCGCACCTTTGTACGCACCCGCGCGCTCCGCAATTTTGTACTGCGCATAGCCGTTGCGCAGCTTCGAATACTGCTTGGACAGCGCGGGGTTCTCTCGCTCCACCATGTCATCCATAGCCTCACGGGCGAACTCGATGGCCTTCCCCACCGTGCGGTCCCCGGGGTTAGTCGATTTCTGATAATCCTCGATGTGACCGCGCAAAGTCTCGCGAATGCTCTGCAACGTCTCGCCAGACGCCTTGCCGGAGGAGGTGAATTTGGAAATGATGTCCTTGTCCAAGATCGCGTTGACCTTCGCTTGCTGCGCCGGATCCAACGTCGAACTCGCGACCATCGTCTTGATCTGATCGAGCGCGCCGCGGAAGGAGGTTGGCGCGGACGCGGCGGCCGAGCCGCCCGGTGCAGGCAACGCGGCCGGCGGCGTTGAATTCAGGTCACCCTTCATCTTGGGCAAGATGTCATCGTAGGCCTGTGAAAACTTCTCACCCGCCTGCCGTATTGCTTCGTGGCCGGCGAGCCCTTTGGTGTTGGATTGCCCGATTTCCTTCAACGAATCATTGATGGTGGCTTCTTGAAACTGCGCGACCGACTTAGCCTTCGCATTTTTGATGATGTTGCCGACGAACGGTAGCGCGGTCAGTTTGTCCTCGAAATTCCGCACACCGCCGCCCTTGATATCACCGGGCGTCATCGTGACTCCCTTATCCGCGAGAGCTCGCACTTGCGGCGAGACATTTTTCAGCGGTTTGGGCAGCGCCTGTGCGGCGCGCTCCGACGCAGTCAGCATGCCAACCGAGCGACGCGCAGCACCAGCGCCGCCGCCCATCAGCAGCGAGCTCACCGCCTCCGATGCCTTTCCCGCGGTCGAGGCGGGCGGCGGGAACGCGGCGTCCAGACGACGCTCCTGGCCGGCGGAGGGAAGTTCGTACGGGTAGTTACCGCTCTTGTCCTTGCCTTTGATCAAATTGCCGACGGCAACGGGCACGTCCGCAACCATCGTAGGTAGGCCGGTGATTGCCTGGGAGCCAGCGCGCACCGCCTCATTGCCAACTCCCTTCGCCGTCTCCCAGGCCTGCTGACCCCATGATTGTTGCGGTGCAGCACCCTCGGTTTTTACTTGGGGCGGGGCAGACGCTTCTTGCTCGGCGCGCGCACGAAATTCGAACTCCTCGTTCTCATGTAGTGGGGTGGGCACGCTTCCACTCCTGGTACCGCTGCTCTTTGCCGGGGTCCGCGTAGGGCGCTGGAGCAGCGCCGGCACCAGCCGGCTTATCCGCCAACGCCGCGGCCTCGCGCACGGACTTGCCCGACTTCAGCGCATTGAGTACTGTTTCGTTGCCTTGCTCGATCGCGCTGGCCACCTTCTTGCTTGCATCGATGGCGGTCGCTATCTCAGGGATGGAGCCATCGAGAGGGAACATATCGGAGGCCTGCTTACGCACCGATTCGGTAGGCTGCCCCGACCGCGATAGGACGGTGACGACTTCCGCCTGCGTATCGGTGATGAGATTGCGCAGTCGCTGAATCGCCGGATTCGCGACGTGCTTACCCTGGGCGGCAAGCCGCCAGTCGTTCACATCCTTCGAGTCTCCGAAATTCACCGCCTTGGCCGCATCCATCATTTGATCGTACAGGCCGCCTTTTTGATTGAGCGCCTGCATAGCGGGCTCGATGTTGCCTTCGCGTTTCGCCAATACACCCGCTTCGCCGGTCGCTACCTTCATGTCGATCTGGCCCGACTTGATCATGTCGACGATTTCTTCGGAAGACTTGTCCGGGTACTTGTTGGCAAGGTTAGTGAGGGTCGAATTCAGCGTCTTGGCCGAGCGCATGCCCTGCGGCAGCGTCACGCCGCGTACCGTGAGCTCCGTTTGAATGTCGCGCGCCTTGTCGGGCAGGTTACCGCCCGCCCCTTCTTTGGCCTTCGCCAGCGCGGCATCTAGGCTTTCGCGCTGGCGCTGGTCCTGGTCGCTGATGCGCGCGATGGTCGAATCCATCGCCTCCACGCGCCGCCAGATACCGTCGATCGATTTCTGTTCCGCCTCCATGCGCACATCGTCGCGCCCGTACTTGGCGGCGGTCAACTTCACCTGCGCCAGCATGTCGTTGATCGAGAGGCGCTTGTTCTGCAGGATCGACTCGAATTCTTTCTGCTCGGCTTCGCTCTTCGATTGAGCTTCCTTGAACTTGGTCTGATAGTCCTGGTAATCCTTCTCCGCCTTCGCCTGGTTGCCCTCCAAATACCCCTTCATGGCGCCGTTGAGGGCCGCTGACGTACCCATCCAGTTGCCTTTGGACGCGATACCCCCGATGAGCGCCATAGCGGTCAAGCCCATTGAGAGCTGCTGATATTCCTTGGGGTCCACGAGCGGCTTGGGCTGATATTCCGGAAGTGGCTGTTGCTGGGGCCGACTGGCTGCTGTTTTGTCGAAATCCGCCGTTGCCGCGTCGACTTTTCCCTGTGCCGTAGTGATCGCCGACTCGTCAGCGCCTGATACAGATTTTCGCTGAGTGTCCAGGGCCGTTTGCCGTTGCGCCGCCTGCGCGACATCGGTCGAACGATCCTGCGTCAGTTGGTCGGCGGGCGTACTCATGACCCCGCTCCCGCCTGTTTAGTGGCCGTACCCGTTTGCAACTGCAGGGCGAGTTCCGCCGTCTGCGCCGCTAACTGTTGCGCCTCCTCGCTCTGTTTCAACTCCGCATTGCCGA